ATAAAGTTGAAGTGAATGGAAGTATGTGTAGAAGAATTGCTCTAACTATTCCTGCAACAATTCCTTATTTTCATCTTCCTTTCACTTTAAGCTTATTAATAATCACATTCCTTCTTCAACTATTATTACTGCTGCTCCTCCGACTTATCTAATCATCTATTTATCTCCTTTATCTCTTGTTTACAAGACTTTAAGTCCAATTCTTACTTTCTTGACCTGATTTACTGGATATTACTATACTTGATTTTATAAGTCTTCATTTACTGAACGTTTAATCTCAATATATTAATGTTATGCTTTGGAAACAAAATATAATAGGTATCACTAAAAGTGATATTCTTTCGCTTATTAATATAGTAAAGCGTGTTCATGCTATTAATAATGATAATAATCTCAATGATACTGATAAGTTTAGAGAAGTATTTGCTACTCTTGAAGACTATCCTGTTGTTGATGATTGTGATATTATCAATGATAATTTGATTGATATTGATGATAATGATGATATAAATATTAAACTTATAGAAGAATTATGAACGTAGATTTAATTAAATACATAATGAAGATAATAGCAGTACCAATGCTGTTCTTATCTTTAATACTTATAAGTCATGGTGCTGATGACCATATAAGTTTTATAAATGTAATTGGGATTGTACTACTTTTTATAAGTGGTATTGTTATAGTTAATAACGTTGATAAAGATGAATAAAGACTTCCCATTTCCAAAATAAAATGCTGTTTTACTAGTACGGTCTGTGAAGATAGTACTAGTTTATTTAATTAATTAATTTATTCGATTATGGAAAAGAAAACAGAAAATAAACTATTAATTATACTTATTATTATTTTATTATTAAGTATATTTAGTTATATTATTTATCTTAATGGAATATTAATACGTGATTCAAATAATATTAATTATAATAATCATAATATTAATATGGTAGAACCAGATAATAGTTCTAGCCGCCCCGTAAAAGGTATGAAATATAAAGATTCAATAGATTCTTTAGCATTTAGTAAACATATTGATTTATCTAATATAGATGGAGATAATTTCTATGGTAGAGAAATAAATGAAGGTTTAACTAGTGGTAAAGTATATAAATAAATTATTCGTATTAATTAACATTATAAACATTTTAAATTAAAGAATTATGGATTCAAAGAAAGTTATTAGTGAGTTAGTAAACAATGGTGCAAATAACGTAGTAAAGGATGTTACTATTCGTAATATTAATACTACTGAAATGACTAACTATGCAAGAGTTGCAATTACTCTTGACAAACCTGTTAAGGGTTATGTAGCTAATCCTAACCTTGGTAAGACTCCTGGTAAGGATGGTGTTCCAGCTGATGCAGATGTCACAAGTGAGTATGTAATTGGTCTTGTAAATGTTATCTTTGTAAGTAACTTTAGCTTGATTGCTACTCTTCGTGAAATTCCAGATGTAGCATTTGCTGGTAATGCGCTTCTTGAATCACCTAAGAGAATTGGTGTGATTCTTAGTGGTGCAACTATTAACATTGTTCAGGAAGCTGTTGCTGAAGGACAAGAATATCGTAATCCATTTAGCGATAATGCTACTCCAACAGTAGTAAAGCATGATTCTTATTATAATCATGTATTTGATATTCGTCTTGGAGAGTTTGGCAAACAGATGGTATTCGAGTTGGCTAAACATATCATGTTTGACTAATCTTTATAAGTAGTAGTGCTAGAAATAGTACTACTACTATTTATTAATTAATTAATTAATTAAATAAGGAGAACTTATTATGTGTGTAACAAAATATTATTTTATTAGTAATAGAGTTAAAGAACGTAGAGATGGTTCTTTAATGATTAGTACAAGTATGGGTCTTAATCATGCTAGAAAACTAGCTAAGAAACGTTTTCAAATGTATGGTTATAAGGGTAAACTTATTAATATTTATCCTTTTAGTGTTAGTAACAGTAAACCTATCGCAATATAAGTTAAAGAATATTGGAATATTAATCAAATTCATTATCTTTGCAGCAAATATTAATAAATAAACTATTAAGTGTTATGACAGATAATGAATTTGATTTAAATGCCCAAGAAGTTGATGCCTTTTGTATAAACCATGATATTGATGATTATGATTTATATGGAGAAATAAAAGCTGAGGACGGTGATGGTTCTGGCTTTGGCGATGATATTGACTTTAATTATTAATTTTAAACATAAGAGAATTATGAAAGAAAAAGAATTAAGTTCTGCTGATAAGTGTCGTAGAACTAAACTCCGTAAAAAGAGTGTCGATGAATTAGTTGAAATTATTCTTCGTAAAGACGATGTTGAACGTAGACTTAATAAGTCTGTTGATACATTCAAGAAACTTCAAGTTACTAATGAAAAGAGAATTGAAATTCTTAAAGATTCTCTTGATAAGAGTGAGGAGATTCAAAGTAATCAAGAAAAAACTATTGCTGCTCTTAATGCAACAATAGATAATAAAGATAAGCATATCGCTACTCTTGAAGAGCACAATAAAGCTCTTTATGGTAGAATTGATTCTCTTGAGAAAACTATTAGAGTACGCAATAAAGAAGCACGTATATTATTTGCTACTATTGTTGCTCTTATTTTAAGTAATATTATTCTGTTCTTTATATAATATTGCTATGGTTATGTAGTAGATATTTCACTAAAAGAAGAACTTATAAGTGTATAAGTTATTCTTCCATATTTTTGATTTTAATGGATTCCCAACCACTATTACTTGTGAAAGTAGTAGTGGTTTTTTAATGTTTAATACTTATAATTATGAATGAAAATACTATAACTGGTATTGTAATTGCCGGTGACATATATAATGTTATAGATAATGGTGTTAAGTGTACTCAATGTGCTGTAAAAGACCTTTGTCTTAAAGGTAAATTGGGTACTAAAGTACAATTTGATTGTGCTAGTGTTCATCTTGAAAAAGCAAGTTAATTATGAATAAAGATAGAACTAAAGTTCCTGATGCTCCAAGTACTATTATTCTTAGTGATGATGTACTTGATGATATTTACTCTGATATGCAGGCTGACCAGGCAATCATGCTTGAGCAGTCCGGTATTTACGAGTAAATTCGATTTTTGCGTATTTTCCTAGGTTTTACAGCCCTCAAATTAATTTAGCTGATAAGTTTATCGGCAAATTAATTTGAGGGCTTTATACAAGAATTTAAAATATTAAATAAAATGACTACATTATATTGGCTTTATTTACTTCCTGTATTTGCTAGAATTATGGGTTGTATTGGTGTTCTTTTAGCATTATTTGCTTGTTATATTTATATACAATTTTATAATTATGATAGATGCGAATATTATAGTAATACATATCATAAATGGTTTACTGATGCTATCGATGTAGATAAATATACTCAACGAGTAGGTAGACTAATAGCAAAAGATGCTATTAAACGTGCTAATAGAAAACTTATTATTGGTATTGTTATGATTGTTATATCATTTTTTGTTCCTAGTGAATCTAAGTTATATATAATATATGGTATTGGTAATACTATAGATTATATTCGTACTAATGATAAAGCTAAACAATTACCTGATAAAGCTATTGATTGCATATATAAATATTTAGATGAACATAGCAAAAAATGATAATTGTAACTCAAACTCAACTTAGGAATAAAGACACTGAAGCTATAATACTTTTACGTAATGAAATTAAAGCTAGTTTTAATACTAATGCTATTGATTATTTTACTATAAGTGCTGTAGCTGAAATTCTATATAATAAATTTAAGCATAAGAACCATGATATAATATATCATACAGTTGTTTCTTATGACGGTATTAATAAACCATTTAAAATAAGAATTAATTATGCCAACAAAAAGAAATAATAAAGTCAAAGAATTTGCTATTGGTACTAAAATTGAATACAATGGTAAATTATATGAAGTAGTAGAAGAGTTATTTTGTGATAATTGTTCTATTGCTAATATTTGTACTAATGCCGAATTTACTAATATTAAAAAATCTGATAACCTTTTATCTAGAGAACAAAGATATAGTATATTTGGTGAATGCTCAAATTACAATAGAGCTGATGGTACATCTGTGGTATTTAAAGAAGTTCCTAAAGATGATTCTAAATATGAATATTATAAGATTTCACCTTTATGGGTATATAATAATCCTACTCAATTAAGACCTATAGAACTTGTTTTACCTAATGGTCATGAAATTGACGTAGAATCTAGTGATTTATCTAAAGGTATTATTCGTTTTAAACGTAAATGGTTAAGTCTTGAACAGATGTATAATATGGCTAAAGCAACTAATTATCATACTTGTCTTAGCGAAATTAAAGATTCTACAGGTGATAAAACATGTACAGTTAGAGAGAAATTAATTGCTTTATCTAATCTTATGGATATTGCTAGATATTTTAATGGTAACTGGGAGTATCATAATAGAGGTGATAACTGTGGTTATATAATAGCTTATGATAAAACTAAAACAACAGATGATAGTTATCAAATTGTT